GCAAAACCTTCGGCTAAATTTTTTGTATATTCTTTTGCTAGTTTTGTACTATTGCCAAAACTTATCATACCATTATCCCAAGCTGTAAAAAAAGCAATAACTGCGGATGCAGCAAAATAAAGACCTCCAGTCATACCAGCGAAACCACCCACTAAAGCAGGTAAGTTATTTTGAATACCCCTAAATCCATAAGGTAAATCCTGAATAACTAAAGCAAGATTTGTCCATTGTTGATTTGTTTTCTTTAATGAACTACTTGCAACTTCCCCAGCGGCTGTTGCTTTTGATTGAGAAACTGCTAAATGATCTAAACTACTAGCTAGGGCATCTGTACTAGCTTTGGTAAACTTTAAGTTTACTCCCATAGTTTCTAAATACTTAGTAAAAGCCTTTGCTGATTCAGGTACATTTCCTAAATTAAATTGAAAGTCAACCTGAACCATTTGGTTATCTGCCATTATCCTATAAGTTTAAATATTTCCATATCTTTTAAGCACCGCCTGTAATTCTTCTTGATCCATTACTCTAGGCTTGACAAAGTTACGATTATCACAATCTAATTCAATAAGCTCTTTAGGCTTTACTTTCTTACCCTTAGGTAATTGTATATTAATTAGCAATGTTGTTTGCCATCTAGTCCTAATCCATTTTTGTTCCTCTTCGTGCCTATACCCATACCAAACAAAATCTAACTCAGCCATCGTCATCTCCCAAAACAAATGGGGAAGCACTTTGCACTCCCCCATTGTATAACGTTCTATATCAATCCACTCTAATTTTTTTTTACTCCATCCTTTTTACTTGACTTTGTTGGGGTATTATCTATTCCGCTATTCATACTATCTGATAATGCTGACATCATTTCTTGGAATTTTTGTCCTCCAATACCTCCCATATCATCTACCCAATCACATACTTCAATCTCGGTAAAGGATGGTGTTATACCTTGTGAGTATAATGGATATTCAGCAGCAGCTTTCAGTAAGTTTATAATAGCATCTAAAGATGCTTGTCCACTTAAAGCCTCTCCTATCTCAGAAGGCCCTATGCCTTGAAGTTGACAGAATCTTTTAAGACTCCACGTACAAAAACGCATCGGTATCTTCTTTCCATCGGAAAGAGTTAATTCAAATTGTCCTCTCATTTTGGTTTATTTTTGGTTGGTTATTATGCGTTGGTAGCGATAGTTAATACTCCTGTTCCTTTGAAAGAAACTGAGTAAGTAACTGGATTCTCCATATCAGCTGTCATATCTACACTCTCAATAAAAGCTGAACCTGAATAAATCACATCACCTGTAACTGGAGTTACACCACCTACTGTAGAGTTATCAACTGTTGTAAACTTAACTGTAACTGCTGTTCTAGCTATTGCTAAAGCATTCAATTCAGCTGTAGTTACATAAGTTGCAACTGTTCCAGGTACTACTGTAGCCAATCCGTCAGTTGTTAAAGACCAAGACCTTTGACCACCAATCTCATCAGCCCATCCTAAACTTTGCTTAGTAGAAGCGTCTGGAGTATCGATTGCCAAGCTTAAAGAACAAGAGGTAGCATATCCTATTACCTCTGATCCAATTAGAACTACTAATGAAGTTCCGTTAAATACACTTGTTGTTGCCATTTTATTTTATTTTTCTTTTATGTTAATTGATTCACGAAATGATTTACTGTTAGTACCCTTCTAAACACATATACTTCATTTACATAGTCAAAGGTAGCATTGTTAGAGCTAAACCTTCTAGTCACTATTTTAAAATCAGGTTCAGTATTAGGATAATCAGGTGGGTTTACCCCTATTATGCCTAAAAGTTCATTAGCATAATTGTCTACTGTTTTTTGTCCTACTTCACCTGCTTTAAAGGTTGTATAAACTATGTCAAATTGAATGGTAACATCAAAACCGAAACTTTGTTTATTACTATTCTCTGATTGTGTTTGACTACTAATAATCAAAAAAGGTGGCTCTACCGTATCAGGTGCTATGGTATCATAAGCATCTAATGAGTAGGATTCCGATATAAACTTATCAAAATAAGCTTTCCTTAATGTATATCCGCAGTCCTTCATTTTGGTACAAATTTAACGAAATATATTTATATCTTGATTGCCTTCATTTTTTTAATCATAGTTGTGAATACTTCACTATATGAATCAAACATATAAGGCCTATATGGCATACCCATTAATCTTTTCCCACGTTTAAATTTAGCAGCATAACCTTCTAAGTCACTCATATTCACATTGGGGTAAACTGGTATCCCATATCCTTGCCCTGTTCCAAACTCAACATAAGCTGCATATTTAACATTGCTATTACCTGCACTTACACTAGCCCCTCTACCTGGGGTATATTTTGTTTGTCTAATAGAATTAGCTAAATTATTAGTCCTTTTATATTTAGAACTAGGATTAATAATTGGCAAATTAGATGCTTTCTGATAAGCCAAAGTAGCCATTTCATTAACAGTTTCATCTATAATGACCTTAGATTGATTATACATAGCTTGGGGGGCTGCCTCAAACCTTTTAATAATCTGATCTACTCCATAAATATTTACCTTAAACTTAGCCATTACTTCAAACTTGAACAACCAATTAAATAATATTGATTCTCATCACGTTCGTTTATAATAGAATTAATCATATAAGTCCTTGATTTATAACCTATTACAAGAGCATTAGTAAATACTTTTTCGGTAGTGTATCTAATTTTAAACAAGATTGTATCGTTCAAATTATCCTTACCTGCTATATTAGTCCTTGAGTTTGTATCAGTTACGACTTGAGCCCAAGAGGTATAGTAAGGGGATAAGGTATTTACCTGACCACCTGCTCCATCAGATACACCTGTTTTACTTTTAAATATAATCCTTTGTTTAAACTGACTTATCATTAGAGGATATAGTTAATTCTTTTAAATGGTTGTACAAGCTCGTATGCGGTCATTTGTGTCTCACTTAGCTTGTCGTTTGGACTTTCAGATGATCTGTAGTCGTAAAGGTCAGAAACAAGCTTTAAAATGGCATTGTAGATGGTTGACGGAACTGTTGTGAACCCACAAGTATAGGTAAACCTAAATTCGTTCGGTCCAATCGTTCTGAAGAATACCTTTTTATAGGTTTCCCCTAATATACTATAATCGAAATCAGCAGTAAGTTCAATCCACTCATTTGCTGAAAAATATTCAATTTTTGATATGGTATTAATTGGTGCGTAGGGAGGTTCTATGAACTCATCCACAAAGGCAACCACTTGTAATTCTCTTGGAGAAAATGCAATACCAGCATATTGCTCCAATCTTTTTTGTGCAGAGTCAATTAGACCTTGTATCAAAACATCATCCTCATTAAAATCTACTCTTAAATAGTTTTTAGCTGCCTCTAAAGTGACAATAATGTCAGTAGGCTCTGTTATTGTCGTAATATCTCTAACGATCTGCATATAAATGTATTAAAAAGGTAGGGGCTTTTACACCCCTACCTAAATTATGGAACTAATTAAGCACCAAAAGTACCTGTTACAAACGCACCAGGATAGTAAATTGGGAACGCAATTCTAGCCTCAACACGAACTGTAATTAAGTTCTTAGTGAAGTTGTCAGCATCAAACTCAGAGAACTGAATATTGATACCTTGATTTTGCATAATTTGAGCACCCATAGCCCAGTCACCTACTAAGAAAGTACCAGCTGTAATTGCAGTTGATTGGTAAACAGGGATACCAGCGATAGATAAAGTTCCATCAGGAGATACTACTGTAGCACCAGGCAAAGAGTATGGAGAATTAGTGTTCTGAGTCAACATAATTTGAGCCCAATCAGTTGGGTTAATTAAGATACCAGTTACATTGTAGTTTGCAGCAGCAACTTGAGCACAAGACTCAATGATTTGAGCTACATAAACTGCAGAAGAACCGCTATAAGAAGCAGCAACACCTAAAATACCTTGTAGGTTTGGAGAAGTTCCATCACCACTTAATAATTGGTAATCTTCAGCTACTAAATACTTCTCTAACAAACGAGCTTGTAAGAAAGAAGTCATAGCAGGAACATCATCCAACATTTGACGAGAAATTCTTGTGAAACCAGCAATGTACTGAGCAGCAGCATCAGACATAGTAATGTCAAAATCAACTTGTGATTTAGAACTACCTTGTACTTGAGGAGCTGGGTTACCTTCGCCACCTGTTTCTTTAGGGAAAGTAAACAAACCAGTTGATAATTGACCAATTGGAGTGATACTTCTTACGTGAACCTTACGAGAAGGTAAAGCGTAAACTTGATTTGCATATTCTCTTGGAATAGTACCAGTTAAATTGACAGCTTCTGTCATTGTACCTGCTGCTTTTGTATCCATTGCAAATGATGTGCTTTTTTGCTCACCTCTTGCAATCTTGTTGATGTTGTCAGCGTTCTTCTCTATTCCTTCAGCTAATAACTGATTGAAAGATTTTCTTTCATTTTGATTCATTTTAGCACGATTGTTTTTTGCTTCTAATTTTTCAATTTCATCTTTTAATACAGAGATGTCTGCTTTTACCGCTTCTATTGCGGTGTTGTTTTCTGCTTTTGCAGTTTCAAATGCTTCTTTGACTTCTGTTTTAACTCCGTCAAATGCACCTTTTACTTCTTCTAAGTTCATTACTTGAAAATTTTAAATGATTGTAAATAATTAACGATTTCCATCTCAGCCTTGACATTCGGATTTTCGACTTCTTCCAATGCTTTCTCAAGCGGTTGTGAACCTTCGATAATTGAATCTACGTTTTCGATTTCAGATAGATATTGTTGTAATTGCTTTAGCCTTAACTCTAACAATTCAAATGTAGCATCTGTAAAGTTGCCTGTTCTTAAAGACTTAATCGTTTTATTAATCTCGTCTATGACCTCAGTCTTTCCTTCAGATTTAACACTTACTGTTGGAGTATTAGCATTGGCTCCCCATAAAACGGATGAACCTTCGTACAATTTAATTTCTGTGATTTCATTGAACTGCCCTTTGTCTTGAGACTTGATAGTCTGAAATCCAATAGAGTGTTCTGTGATGTGACCTGCTTTGTATAATTCATACAGATCATTTCCTAATGTTGTATTAGGAAGCTTTACTTCAGCTTTTAAACCAAAAGCATCCTCCACCATAGTGTAAGGCTTGGCTACTGGTTTATCGGTAGAGTGGTTCATTAAATGCCACACTCTGTTCTTTCCTTGCGGACCATTTTCCTTTAAGGTTTTAGTAAAAGCACCTGGGGTGATTATGTCACCATCGCTGTCTACGTTACCAAAAGCAGAATAATAAACCATAATGGTTCTATTACTGTCTACCATATCAATGGGAGCACCATCTACCGATTTCTTGTTATAAAAATTACTCATATTTATTTGTTTAATCAACATACACCGTGCAGCATCGGCAATTACAATTGTTTATTGCTCCTCCACTAGCATCGTGTGCGTATTGCATTTCTATTATTCCGTATTTAGGAGTGTTTACTAGGAATGGTTGATTCACAGGTAATCTTACTCCTCCAGCATCAGGGTTGGTTTGGCTATCTAATGTTTGGTGCCAATATCTAGGACTACCAACATATTCAGCGTGAACCCATTGCTTGAGCAAAGGTATGTTAACTTTTTGTGCTGCTCCTAAGGCTCCTGTGCTAAGTGCCTGATGTGATTCAGTTCTTGCAATCATTAAACTTCTTGCGTTGTTTATTTTGCCTTCTCTTAGAAGTTGTATCGCCATATTGTTAACTTCATCTATCGAAAGATTGTTTGCTCTTCCATAATCAATAGCTTGATTTAATAATCTAGCAATCTCATTATCTGTAGTGTTCTGTATGCCGTACATTTTCGGACCACTTATCGCTGTCCAATAGGTAAGCATAAAGGCTACCCAATCGCTAAAGATTGAATCCACATTAAAATCTATGGAGTCATCTTTTTTATACTTGTCAAATATCTTTTGATACCTCATCGCTGTGTATCCGCCAACCCCTTCATACAAAGTTCGTAAAATATTACTAACTTTCTCACTACTGAAAAATGTCTTCCTTTGATTTGCTACTTGTGCAGCACCTAACTCTTTTACTAACTGAGCAGCTTTATTAAAATCAGCTTGTAAAGCATCTTTTAATTTAGTCTTGTACTCGGTTATAGATTTCCTTGCAATTACTTGTTGCAAGTTGTATTGTTGAGCTGGTGTTATGATTTTTGGCATTAATCATTGCTTTTAGCATCAATCTTATCTAGCATCTTTCCTGCTGCACTAAAAACAGCATCTAATCCTTGCTGTGCAGAACGTTGTCTAATAGCAATAAGTCCTGCTCTATCTACATTCTTATAATCAGAAGTATATACGTAATGATAATGGTCTTTTGAACTTGGATCAGCTTGGCTGTTTATTCCTAAATGCCATTTGCCATATTCCTCAATGCTATTCGCATCTATATAGTCATTCTCCTCTTGTGTAGTAGGATGATTCCAAGTAGACGGAGTAATAACATCACCACTAGCGATTAATGAATTAGCGTGAGCAATTCCACTAGGATTTGTCTTGTCTGTTTTTTTAAGTTCTATATCTGCTATAACAGATTTCAATAAAACATCGAATGAGTTAAATTCCATTAGTCTAAAGTTAAAAGATAAATTGTTTCAGCGATTAATTGTGCTACCTCATCAATCTGATTTTGTATCCACGTTTCGTTATACAAAGTTACTCTTTGATTTTGTACGTATGCGTATAACTCTTGGAAATACACTATAACCATTTCGGTGTCCTGGTAATCTTTAAGCGTTTGTACGGAATAACCGAATGGTCTTCCATAGATACCACTTACTGATTCTACTAATCCGTCTATATGCTCTAAAACACCATCATAATAATTCTGCAAAGCCTTATGCGTAGAAAGCTCATCTGTTTGATGATGCCATACGATTGCTTGTTGCTTAGAAGTATGAAGTTGTGATATAAATTCAACAAAAGTTGCCATAGTTATTATTTTACTG